ATTGTAATTCTATTATAGCATACTTTATTTTAAAAATCAATACTTTTTTTATACTTTTTTAATTTTAAGCGTATTTTATAAAGGCGTTTAGCTACTACTATATAAATTTTTAGCCCGCCCGCTTAATGTGAAAAGCTTTACGGTAATGATTTTTTAATATGCTTAATATGTTTTTACAATCTTTATCATTTGATTGTAATTCTATTATAGCATACTTATTTTAAAAAATCAATACTTTTTAAATACTTTTTTAATAAAAATAATAAAAAAGCAAGAAAAAAAGGGGGATTGTGGAAAAAACTGTGGATAACTTTAAGCACAAATAGAATGCTTTAAAGGCATTTTAAAAAATGCGACGGGGCAGAGACCCCAGACCATATATCATATTCTTTCAGCTACGCTGAACGACTTTTTTGGAGTGAATGGGGGGTATTGCCCCTTGGCAGAAATTACAGCTGACATAAAATAAAATTATAGGTAAGTGAGAAAAGCATAAAATAAAATTTACCTTGTAGTAGATTTTCTGGACTGTATAAAACAAATTTATAAAAGGTAGTTGATGTTTCTTGTTTAGGCGTGTATAATATATTTACATCGCCTTGGTCTGTTCATTTGAGCCACCAAGGTTTTTTAATTTACGCAAAAATGTTATAATATATATATGAAGAACCAACTTGCGAAAACTAATATGCCAACTGATGACCAAATCCAGACCTATGCTGAGCTGGTGCTTTCTGGTGATTTACAACCAGAGCAGTGTTTTAAACAAGCCTTTGGGTTTGTTCCCACGGTAGAACAGCTGAGAGAGGTCGAGGCGAACGCCAAGTATCGTGAGCGAATTGATAGCGTGCTACTAATGCTCCAAGCCAGAATGCGAGCCAACTCGATTTCCCTCGCTGACCAAGCTGTGATTGCGGTTGCTAAATCACTTCAGCATACTGAGAAGTTAATTGATAACTTGCTCCAAGACCCCAATATGAAGATTAGTCATTATGTGGCTTTAGTCAATACTCAGATTAAGACTTTCCAAGCTATGAAAGAAGCCTTAGCAAAAGCTGAGCTAGCACTCAACCAGCAGACTGATGATGATAAAGATATGTGGGATGAAATCTTTAACAGCTAATAATTACAATATGAAAGGAACAACAACCAAATGAATGATATGAATATAATCGCAATCACTTGTAATTGTGGCAATGCTAAATATTATCTAGAACGGAAAGTCCAGCTGTTATTGGAAGAATATCAAAAACGTAATTTTCCAGAAGCAACACCACCCAGCTTTTATCGTTTGTATTGGGAACATAAACGGATTTACGAGATACGCCAAAATCAAAAGCTCCAAGAGCTTGCCGATAAATGTAAGGTTCTCGACTATCTACAAAGACCTAACGCTGGTTCTGATAAGGTGTTTATCTTTCCAGAAATTGGTAAACATATTATTATGACCCAAGATATTGAAACAATCCTAACCACAAAGCCAAAAGAGGTAGAATATCTCTTTGAGCAAGCAGAGCCAATCGAATAATCTAATTGAAAGGAATTCTAATTGTATGAAACAAGATTTTACACTTGATAAACTAAAAGAGCTAACAGATAAAGTAATTGAACCTTATCTGGTATCGATTGAGCAAGCACTGGGGTCACCACTTAGCCAAAATCTCACCAGAGAGCAACAAGCTCAAATGGTTGAACAGATGTTCACTCGCTCATTGCGATTGGTCAACTATGCGTTCTTTAAAGAGGTTAATAGCTATGTCGACACACTTGTTCAAGCTGATGTTGAAAAAGAAAAGAAAGAACAAGCTAAAAAAGCACGACAAAAGATTACAACCACTCCAAAGAAAGCTGAAGCTAATAAGAAGATGACACTTAAAGAATTAAGGGAACGCCGTGCTAAACAGTTAAACAATAATGAACAGAAAGATTAAGCATTATGGCTAAGCTGGTTAAGAATACAATTCGGCGACCACCGCTCACCAAGGAAGAAACGCTGAGAGCGTTAAGTGACTTTGGGTATTTCTGTGAAAGGTGTTTGAGTATTTATGATAAGAATGGTAAGATTGTGCCGCTCAGGCTCAATAAGGCTCAGACCATTTTTGCTAATCTGTTATTGAAATACATCTTTGCTCCGAAACCGAAACCAATTACTTTGGTGATTTTGAAAGCACGGCAAATGGGATACACCACCGTGCTTTTAGCCTTGGAGTTGTATATCTTGATTAAGTTTAATAACAAAGAATATGCCTCACTGAATATGAAACACTTTCTCCACTTAGGAAGTATTGTGGAAGAAATCACCAGTGATAAGATGTTGCCAATGATTGAAATGCTCCACCCTACTTTCTTTGGGGATTTTCAGTTTAATAAGAGCGAACGGAAGATTAGGTGTATCGGCTTTAAGGGGCAGAAACGAAATAATACAGTTCGGTATCATACGGCGATGAGTGGTGAGAGTGGTCGAGGTGGAACAGCCCAAGCGATAATTCTCGATGAGGTGGCGTTTTATAAGAATGTGGGGGTTATTGAGAAAGGTGCGGTATCTTCGGTGCCGAACAATGGGCTTTCGATGTTGGTTTATGTCTCTACTGCGAATGGGATTAACGAGTTTTATGACCGTGTGGTCGAGGCACAGAATAATCCAGAAATGGAGTTTTTGTTCCTCCCTTGGTTCTTAATGGAAGAGTATATCAGCAAACCCTCCCCTAACTTCAAAGAAACCTTAACCAAGTATGAACAAGAAATCTTGAAAGAAATGGACAAATGGGAAGTTCCAGAACATCTCCGACTTCCGAAGTTAGCGTGGTATCGCAACCACTTGATTACGAAGAAAGGGAATGACTTATCAGCAATGCGACAAGAGTTTCCAAGCAACTGGCAAGAGCCGTTTGTTTCCAGCGATAGCCCAGTCTTCTCGACATCGTTGTTGCTCGAAGAAATGAAGAAAGAAAAGATTGAACCACTGGGTTATGCAACTTACACCCCAGAGGGGAAGATTGTTAATGGTAGCGAATGGGATATTGCGATTTATAATAAGCCGATACTTGGTAGGAAATATGAAATGGTGATTGACCCAGCGTTTGGTGGGGAAGAGGCGGATAATACTTCAATCCGAGTATTGGACAAAATCACCCTCGAAGACCAAGCTGTATATGTATCCAAAAATGAGCCAGAGGATATTGCGGAGCTCGCTTACGCTTTGGGAAAGTATTATAACACGGCACGGATAAATGTTGAGAACAACCGAGGGGAGCTGTTGATAACCTTGCTCCGTAATCGTGGTTATAGTAATTTCTACTTCGACGCTAAGCGTTATAATCGCAACAATCCATACAAAGCAGTCGGCACGAAGATGACTGTTTCAAGTAAAGCCAAGGGGATTGAACGCTTGAAGAGTCTGATGAATCTGGGCAAGTATATGCCGAAAGATGAAGAAACGCTTCAAGAGTTGCTCCACTTTAATTATGTTGGTAAAGGTGGCAGTCGGAAAGCCCAAGCTTGTGGTAATAAGCCAGATGGCACACCATATCACGATGACCTCGTAATGGGGTTGGTCAACTGGGCTTTGACCTTGCCAGATAATCTGTTCAAAAACATCGAGAAATAGTATGTCTTTCAGACCCCACCGTTGATGGTAATATTCTTTTTAAAATAGTATAATATAAGTAGGACAGTTTTAATGTTCTGTGCACTCAATATTAAAATTAAAAAGGAATACTTAAGTAATGACTTACATAGACCCAAATGCGGAATATGGTTATGTGCTTCAATGGATTGAAGAAAGTAAGCGTGCTTTGCTCCCACGGATTAAGCAAGCAAGCCGTAATCAATCAGCTTATAATCATATTCCTAGTCGAAATACTTATCGAGATTTGGCTCAAAAGTTCGATGTCAAGCAAGCACTCCAAAGGGGTGTTTCACAAGAAACGATTGACAGTATCAAGTGTGCTGGTGAGTTAATCCCAGACGGCAAAAATGATATTGTCTTTAAAACGGTTGAAACTAATGTCAACCAGCTTTCTGGTGGGATTGGACAATTTGAAATGCAAATCTTGGATAAAACCCAAGTGTTGGATACAAATCTGGAACAGATGTTAGCATTGGCTGATGAACAGATTTATTATATGTATGGCTTGGACAAGCTCCGAGATACATCAGTTCGAGAGTTGATGTTGTATGGTGCGACTTACTATTATCCAACCTTTAATAAAGAAACTAAGGATATTGAGGTTGAATTGATTTCACTAAGTAATATCATTCTTGACCCAATCCGTTATCGCCGAACCTCACCACGCTACATTGGCTTTCATAAAATGATTTCGTGGCAAGACCTTGAAAAAGAGGTTGAGTTTAAGCGTGGCTTTATGAAAACAATCAATGACGCTCAATTACAAGCTAAAAATATTCAGGACTTAATGAATAATCCGAATATTAAGAGTAGTATGTTCAATGAGCAAGAAGTTCGCAGTATGAACCAGATTATCAGTAGTTGTTATTTGGACGAGAAATATACTTCGAATGCTTTCACCCCAGACGGTAAAGCCAAACAGAAATATCAAGGTGAAGATGTTGAGCTAAGCTACATCTGGGACTTAACAACTGGTGATAGATTTACAGTTGTAAACCGTAAATTTATTATTGATAAGATTGAAAAAGACCTCGATGTCGCAACCAAGGTGGAAACCGAAACGGCTTATGAAGTGATTGAAAGCAAATTGCTTAAACGAATAAAATCACCAATCATTGAAATTCCATATAAGATTGTGCCAAATTATCCATACCCAATTACACCACTGGATATGTATATGGATGACTTCGATGAGCTGTGTTCGATTATGAGCTTGAAAAAGCACAATGAAAGCATTGCTGGAACAATGACCCCATATGGTTCGGAATACGACTTGGCACTCCTTACCACCAGTGCGAACATTTCTGGTGTCGGTGTTTCTGGAATGGACGGCACGGTTGGTTTCTTGAACAAGCAATATGACCCCTCATTCCTTGATAGCCGTATTCAAGAACGAGAGCAACGCATTAAAGAGGCAATGAACGCTTATTCCCAGATTGATATGGCAATGATGATTGGCGACCGAGCCAGTGCGAAAGAAGTTTCAGCGAACCAAGGAGCAGTGGCTTCTGGACATAATGCTTTAATTCACAACTTGGAAATCGGCTTCTCTGAAATTATCCGAGTGGTTAATCTGTTGTTGGTTAAATACAACAGTGATAAAACGATTAAAGTTCAGATTGACGGAGAGCTCGAAACTGTGCCAGTTGAGAAATTAGCATTAGACGCAATACTAAATGTTCGCTTGAAATCAGAGATTGAACAAGAACGCCAGCAGAAAGCACTAATGGCGAGTCAGCTACTCAACATCGGTGTAAATAACCAATATATCAATCAAGAAGTATTTGTGCCAAAAATGCTTTCAATCGCCTTTGGTAATTTGTTCACACGAGCTGAGATTAAGAGTATGATAACAATGCCAGTCAATCAGCAAGCTTTGGATACAGCACAACTCCAAGCTCAAAATCACGCTAAGGAATTACAGCTTGAACAAGATGTGGTCAGTCAATATCCAAATGAGCGAATTAGCAATATGTTGAACGCTTATATGACCCCAGAAGATGTTGCTCAATTCCAAGCTGAAAATCAGCAAATGGCTGAGAGCGGTCAAAACACGCCAACTACTGAGGATTATTTGAATTATTTGAATGGTGATATGACCCAAGCGGAAGCTCAAAATAATCCATACGATACAACTGGTGGACAAATGGAACAACAAATTCCAGAATATAAACAAGACCCAGCGACCGTTGATAACAGTAATGAAACGAAAATCTTAAAGAATATCGGTGATGAGGCAGTTCCTAATACACAAGGATTAGACCCAGCCAGTGCTGGTTCAATAACGAACGGAGATATGAATGTATAATGATGAAATGTTGAGAGCGTTGCGAGCAGGCAACACTGATAAAGAAATCTTGAATTGGTTAGTAAATGAAGTGGTAAACCACACACAATCTGCTCAAACCGCACTTTCAGCTGGTAAGACCGAGCTTGCGATAAGTAAGCTTGGTCAAATCACCACCAGCGTGAAAAATCTTCAAACAATGGTGCGGGGATTGAATGACGGATTTAAAATGGATAGAAAGGAAGATAAATAATGACTAAGTGTGTTAATGAAGAATGCTTAAGGCAAAAACAATGTGAATGTGTTGAACCACAAAAAACACCAGTCTTTGATGTCAAAAGTGGTAGCGACTTATTAGCAGTCGACCAATCAACTGGCACGACAGCAGTTATCTCAGATACACCAAAATTAGCACGAGCAGTTGAAAAGATTGAAACTTTTGATACTGAAGCGGCTGCTAATGATATTCTAAAGATTAAAAGTGATAACCTCAGCCGAGATGAAATGTTAGCACTTCATCAAGAGGGTGTTCAACGATTATTCCGTGATAAGGTTAGTAAGATAGCTGGTAAAGGACTAAGCTCAAACGACTTTACTAATGAAGATAAAGCAAAGCTTGAAGATATTGAATTTAATGCTCAACGCAACCGTGTGAATAGTGTTAACGGTTTAGAGGGAGATGTTCAAATCACTTTAACTGGTTTAGGCTTTAATGAGAATAATTTTCTCAAACCAAATCAGACTTATAGCAAAGAAGAAATCAATCGCTTAATTGACAATGTTAATACTTCTAAATTTAAAGGCACTTACAACACAGTTCAAGATATTCCAAAGCCTTACGACGGCAGCAGTATGTATCTTGTAGGAACAAGTGAACCTTATGAAATTTATGTGCTAGTTAGTGGACGCTTACAAAAGATTGGTGCGACAAATGCTAACTTATCTGGTTATGTTTTGAAAGCTGATTATGAACGTGAAAAAGATACTTTCGTTCGTAAAGAAAATGGTAAAGGACTTTCAAGCAATGACTTCACAACCTCTTTAAAGAATAAGCTTGAAACACTCCGAATGGGAACTGACGGTGCGAATGGTAAATCAGCTTATGAAGTGGCTCGTGAAAGTGGCTTTACTGGCACAAAAGAAGAATGGCTTGAAAGCCTTAAAGGACAAAAAGGTGATAAGGGTGAAAACGGAGCTAACGGACACGACGGAGTGCAAGGTATCCAAGGTGTTGGTATCAAGAATATCGAACTCGCAAATAACTATGGATTAAGGATAACTCTAACTAATAATCAAGTTTTTGAAACGGCTTCGGTGAGAGGTGAACGAGGTGAGCGTGGTGAAAGAGGTGATAATGCTTCTGCTCCTACTTATAATGATACAGAGCTAAGAAATAAGATTACGGCTTTGGAAAGCGGTAAAGCAGACAAGACAGCTATCCCGACTCTACCAGCTGGTATTTTAACTGAGAGTAATTTAAACTCGAAAGCTCGAACATTATCTGGATTAGAAGTTACCCCGGGAAATGGTTCTGGTTCAGCTAGCCTATATCTCACTCACCCACAAGGTAAAAAGTATGAGTTCTTTTCAGACGCAGTTGGAGCCTTTGGTGTTTGGAATAAAACCGATAATCAGAATGCTTTCCGTATTGATAGCAACAATACAACCTTTTACAAGAACTTGAATGTTAATAATCTACGAGTAGCTAATGTCCCAGACCCTACTCAACCACAAGACGCAACTAATAAACGCTGGGTGGAAAGTCAAATCAATAGCGTGCGACCAAATGTCAATAAAGATTATGTCGATAATAAGTATCAAGGTTTAGTGGCTTCAGTTGACGCTAATACTAATGGTGTTCGAGATTTGAAAACGAAAGTTGACGCAAATACTAAAAAATTAGCAAATTTCAACTCAGACACGATTGCTTATTCGTTCGGTGTTGGTTGGGGTCAAAATATAAATGTGTTCAAAATTGGTCAAGTTGTATATTGGCATACAGTTTATGTCGGCAATCGTGGAACTGGCTCGATGAGCGGAATAATTCCAGAAAAATATCGCCCAGCATATGAAACATCACTCTCTATTACACTAATCAATAATTACGCAAATGTTGGTAATGGCGTGTTTAAGTTCTTCCCAAATGGTGATGTCCAATACGCTGGAACAACTGGATATAATGAATATCACGGCTCTGGAGCATATATCTCTAATAGTTTATAAATAAAAAGAAAGGAAAAATAAAATGGCAATATCAAAAATGATTTATGATGACCGAAGTGTCCCAATGTCTTGGCACGAGGTCGAAAGCTTCCAAATTGTTTTCGGACAAGAGGACGGACAAGCAAGAGGAACCGCTGCGGTGGCGAGCTATTCAAGCTCACTTCCACGACAGAAAGAGCTAAAAGCTAAGGCAGAGGGCAGTGGTTCAGCGGATTTTAGTATCAAGCGTATCTCTGTTCCAGTAGCTCTAACTGGTGAAATGACACTTGCTAATGTTGAACGAGCTTTACTCCAAACTGAGTATTTTCAAGGCGGAGAACGGCAAGTTTATAGTCCAGAAGCTGGTCGAGGAATTAAAGCAGAATAAAAAAACAAAAGCACCTTGAAATATAGGTGCTTTTTTATGATATAATAGTAGTAGGCAACTCAGTATAGAAAAGAGGTGATTAAAATGATTTATATTGAGCCACCAGCACATTTAAACTCTTGTCCAGCTCGTAAAGTTTTACTTGAAAGGTCAATGCTAGTCGAAAAACATAAATTTGGAATTAGAAATTTCATTTTACAGAAAAATCAAAGATTTTTAGTCCGTGGCGTTAAAGCCGATGATAATGATGTTTGGTATGTTGCTAACAAGGACGCAATTAGGTTTGCTCAAATTGAAGTTTTCAAAGAACGTTGGAAAAAATGGGAACTACGAATTTGGACTTTTGATTAAAAGAGATGTTATATCTCTTTTTTTATTTATATGATATAATTGTAAAGGGGAAGTTTTTACTATCTTCGCAGTTTATTTTAAGACTTTTTATTGCTTTTCGCACTAACGAAAATTTTCATTTCATTTGGTTTTGAGTTAAACGCTCCTTTAATGTTAATTCGTTTTTCTTCCCCCTAGTGTTTGCAACGGTGGTCGAGTGGCTTAGACAAAGGTCTGCAAAACCTTTTACAGTGGTTCAATTCCACTCCGTTGCTCCAAACAATTTCGGTTAAGGGTAAACCCTCTAAAAGTTGTTAGTTTATTCATATTTCTGAAAAAAATAGTCTTGAAATATAGACTGTTTTTTTTATATGAAGTATAATAGAAGTAGAAAGGAATTTAATATTAAATAATAAAATAAACACAAAAATGGAACATATAACAATAGGTGAAATTAGTGGAATTGTGGCACTACTAGTGGGACTGATTGGCGGAATTGGCTCACTAATCAAACACTTTAAAAATGGTCTGAAAGAAATGCTCAAAGGGGAATTTCAAGGAGTAAATGAACAAATAGCTGAAGTCAAAAAAGATGTCGATGAAATCCGTGAGATTGGAAAAAATAATTCCAGAAATGGTAAACGCAATGAAATCTTACTAATGATAAATACTCAACCAGAAAAGATTGACGAAATTGAACGGTCGTTTGAAGATTATAAAGCGTTAGGAGGTAATGGATACATAGATAATTTGATTGAGGCTTGGCGAGAAGAATACGAAAATAAAGTTATCAAAGATAGATTAAAGAAAGAAAGGAAGAAAAATGGATAAAGCGATTGAATGGTTTGCACAACGACAGGGTAAAGTTAGCTACTCGATGATAAATAGGAATGGTCCAAGTTCCTTTGATTGCAGTTCATCGGTATATTATTCTCTAATTTACGCTGGAATTTTGCCACAAGGTTTCCGTATTGGAAATACTGAAACGCTATTTGTAGATTTACCAAAATTTGGTTTCCAACGGATTGAGGCGGACAGCAATGGTTATATTCCAACACAAAGGGGTGATATATTCCTCTGGGGTAAACAAGGACAAACAGCAGGTGCTAATGGACACGTGGGCATTTATATCGACAGCGACAATATCATCCACTGTTCATACGGTTATAATGGTATTCATATTGATAACCACGACTGGTTAGCTGGTATCAATAATGTTCAATATCTAACAATCTTTAGATATACTGGTAAAGCACAACCAGCACCAGCACCAGCACCAGAAGCAATTGATGATGTAATCAATGTTGGCTCACACTTCAAGTTTAATCAAACATTCACAGTTGTTGAAACACATATCAATGACGGTCGAAAAGAGGTTCGCATAAATGAGTTATGCCCAGTTGGCTTCACTTGGGAAGAGAATGGTGTGCCAGCTGATTGGCTCGTAAAAGTTGACAATGAGGGGTATCGAATTGGTGGCGAAATTAACACTGGCGATAGCGTGAAAATCGAGGGAGCGTTTGTCGCTCAAGAAGTTGTTCAGAATGCTAATCTCTGGTTCGCAAAAGTTAACCGTGGTGGTGTAGATGTTTGGGTAGAACTAACACCTACAACTGAAATTCCAGCAGGTGATTTTGGCACAAGAGTTGAAAACCGACCAGCACCAGCACCAGCACCACAATCAGTGCCAGCACCAGCACCACAAGCAGTGCCAGCACCAGCACCAGTTGAAGAACCTAAACCAGAAATAAAGG